GCAGCGGACTGAAAATCCGCGTGTCGACAGTTCGATTCTGTCCCTGGGCACCTAAAAATAGGCGCTTTTGCGATCTTCATGCTTCTCATTTTTCTCATCTTTCGCTGTGGTGGTGCACAACCAGTTCACAGTGGTTTGCTCTTGCGTGAAGATGAGCAGAGAGTTATCGATCAACTTTCGACGCCCGCCTTACCTACCTTTGGCGGGCGTCGGTTTTTTTGTGCAAAAAAAACTTTGACAAACGGCGAATGGAGCGACACTCATTCCCGTCTCGAGACAGTTCCCCGCTTTGGCGTGGACTTTCCTCTGAGGTAACTCAGAGGCCTAATTGAAGCGCTGCAGTACCATGAGACAGCTACGCAAGTAGATCTCACTATCCGTGTGGGAAACCATGCGGCTCCATTGAAGACCGCGAGAGGCAAAATGATGCACCGATCGCGCATCATTCTATCCGTCATCGAAAGCTGACGGCTCCAGTTGAAACGGCTGTCAGTCCGAAGCTGACAGCCGTTTTTTTTGCCGGCTACGACGCTGCGGGCAGAGCCTCAACGGCCGTATCGTACGCGCCCGAGCGCGCGAACTCCGCCTGCAGCGAGACGAGGCTGCGCGCGTAAGTCTCCTCGTCGCCCGTGTAATAACCGCGCGCTTTGAGCGCGTAAGCAAACGCGCGCGCGTCTCCCTTCTCGACTTCGCTCCACGCCGCAGCGTAGCGACGGCGGAGGAACTCGAGGTGCTCGCGCATTCCGTCAGCGAGCGACGCGTACGCGCGAAACCACGTCTGCGGATCGGGCGGGTTGAACGTCACGCGCTTGCCGTTGACGATCTCCGGAACTGATTGCAACATACAATAATCGCGGCCGTCACCCTCAACGTGTTTGACGTTGCCGATATTATTGTTCCAGCAAAATTTTCCTCGTCCGGTCTCAAGCGCGTACTGCGCCCAGATCACGCCGCATGAAGCTTTGCTCGGCGCGGCGCCGTCGTAGAGATCGCGCCACGCAGCGACGAGAGCACGCGCGAAGTCTTCGGTGGAGAACTTCGTGCGCACGGTGGGTACGAGCTGCTCGGTCACTGACCACCTCCGAACTTCGCCGCCTCAGCGAGATCGGCGAGGCGCTCGGCGCGCGCCCGATCAGCCTCGACGAGGTACTGGCGGAGCTCCTCGACGGGCACGAGATCGAGACCGAGCTCGACGAGCCGGCGCGAGATCTCCCCGGGCTCAGAGAGCCTGCCGGAAAGTACGCTGGCCACGAGCGTTGCCAGCTCCGCGGTGACTGCTGCCGGGATGGCGATCATTGCGCACCCCCTTCCGCGCCGGCGTCGACGCCCCATGCCTCGCGGACCTTCGCGCGACACTCACGTGACTCGGCAAGTGTCGTAGCGTAGTCCACGCATTCAAGTTGCTGCGCAAGGTAACCGGCGCTCGCTGCATCGCGCGAGGCGCTCGTGCCGCAGGCCTGCGCTGCCATCGCAGCCAGACCCACGAACAAGAGCACCGGCAACGGCGGTGGTGGGGTCGACGACGATGGCCGATAGACCCGGCGCATGACGCCCATGAGCGCAACCCCCAGCGCAGACGCCGCGCCGAACTCCACGGGCGATGCCTCCAACCACACCATCGCGACGATACCCACCATCACCACGGCGAGTGCCACTACAGACGACCAACGAATTTCGCTATCACTCGGCATTGTTATTTCTCCTGTCGAAAATAATATTATCTAAATCTTTCCTAATCTTATCGACAGCCTTCACGAGGCCGTCAATCGTGTTGGTCAGTTGGCCAAGTCGGTAGATTGACCACCCGACGGCGCCGATTGCGGTAATCGACGCAGGAACAAGCCACTTCAGGACCTCATGATCAATCACGGTACGACCTCCTTTCTTTTTTGACCCGGGCAACGCTCCAACGAACACATCACCAAAGACCTCTCCCCGCGCAAGGAGACCCAGGCGGAAAACGAATCTCGTTCCTCCCAATGGTTCCAGGAGATATCCGCCACACGCGCTTGATCGCTATTGCACATTACGACACCGACCCCCATTTCTTTGCCCACGTATTGAGTTTCGCTCGGAACGCCGGAGATGTTGGCTGGTCTTCGAACATCAAGACGAAGGCGCCAAACCTGTAGATTGCATTGTCGGCGCCGTTGTAACCGACGCCAATGCCGCTCACCATGACCGTGGCCGGGTCATACGGGACGAACCCTTCCACGCCTTCGGGTGAAGTGCCAACGAATGCCCGAAGGTGATTGTCCCACGCCTCGAATCCGATCATCCTTGTCTGCCCGTCGTTGACGGAACCTCCCAGTGGGAAGCGAAGAAAGTTGCCTCCCCCCATATCCCAAAAGACCTCGATAGCCCCATTGCTTAGGCCGAACTTTGGATTGCTGGTGACCAATGTGTTGGGAGGATTATTTGACGGGTAGTTCGCGGCGCTCCTTGCGTCCGTCGTGTTGCCCACGATCCAGAACTCAAGACCGCTCTTGGTCGGCTCGCTCCCGTCGCTATCTGTCCGATAGAGTTCGTCTTCCCCCTCGAAAGAGACGGCGGGGAGAGAACCAAAGGCGTTCTCTCGGTAGTATGCGCCCCACCCTCCAAGACCGTAGCCGGCTCCCTGGGCGACCCACGACTTGACGCGCCCAGCAGTGGGAGTGACCTGGTCGGACTGCCACACCGCCGCGGTAGGAACATCCACGGTTGGATGCCAGGCCTCGAAGCCGCCAACGAGCGGAGCGCTCGATCCGTCTGGGCCAGACACCACAACATCCTGCATCCCAGCCGGCAATGCCGGAGAAATGCAGGTAACGGTACCATCGTTCTGCACGACAGACGTACAAGCCATACCCCCGATCGTCACCGCAGAGACATCGCCGACAACTGTCAACGTGAGGGGGACAGAGCCGTAGGTATCGCCAAGAGAGGGTGATACGGAAAGGATAGCAGGGGGAGGATTGGGCGCTGGCAATGTTTCTGTGTACACGAGCACGATCGAGTTGCTGTCTCCCGCTGCTGTCGTCACGCTCACCGCCACATCTCCGGGGGCATGAGGGGGCGCAACGAACGTACACGTTACTTCGTCGCTCGAAATGGGGGCGACGTCAGCGTCTCCCACTCGAACGTTGTTAGCTCCTGCGAGATGGGTACCGATCGCGATGACCGTCTGCCCCCCTGTCTCTTCCACCTCCGGTGGGCTCAACATCGTGAGGACGGGAAGGGGCAATGGTGGCGTGACCTTTGGCGCAACCATTTCCGCCGTGAGAATCCCGCAACACAGATGCAGGGTACCATCCGCCTCAACGTTGCCAACAATGTCATCGCCCGATACAGGAGTGCATCGCTCGAGTGTGCCAGTATCTGAGACGCGAACCCATGACGAAGTTCCAGGACCAAGCTTGGTGAGCCATCGCGGAACCTGGCCAAACTGCTGAATCTCAACTGCCGAACTGGGCCAGTAGGAACCAAGAGTAATACCCGTCGTTCTTCGCCCCCCATTCCTCGCTTCTGCCGTTGCTTGAACAAAGGTCCCGGAAACCGGGTCTTGGATGACGGGGTCGCCCGCGTCTCCTTTGCTACCCATGCCAGAAAGAGTTGCGTGAAAACTGATCGAGAATTGGGGCGATGTCATTATCTCTGTCCTCTCTGCGCTACTCCGTCGGCGCCTGACGCGGCAGGGACGGAAAGCCGGAAGTTGGAAACGCGGGAAGGTGGTGGCGGCTGTGCGGCCGGTCGCTGATACGTGGATTGAATTGTTTGCACGAAGTCCGGCGCAAGCGTTTGGTCTGTTGGCAAGTCGAGCAGAATCCCGAGTGCGATTCGTCGCGTATAGGGGATGGGTGATTTGCTGTCGACAAGAGCCTGAAACACTTGGTTGCGCATCTCATCGTAGAGTCGAGGGTACACAGCCTTAACTGCCTCGACGTGCTCGGGGGTGAGCCCGCCGTGCACGGCTTTGCGTACGATGATGGTGGGATCATCGAGTGCTTCTTTGTACCTTCTGAATTGCGCAATCTCCGCGTCACTCGCGCGCGTCGCGGGCTGGAATTGCGGCTGCAAAGAGTATGGGTCTTTTTTTGCGCTCGGGAGTTTTGAAGCGAGAAAGGCGACCCCTCGCATGGCCGTCGCCGTTGCCGCCGTCGTCGTCTTTGGAGCGGCGTCGCTCACGGGGTTTAGCGCTGCGCCAACGCGATCGGAAAGTTGCTGCGGATTCGCTTGGAGTGCGGATATCCCGCGTTGATCGCGAATGAACTTTTCCGTCTTCACCCCTCCCGCTCTCGCGGCTTCACCTACGGCCTTCGCTTTGTCTTCCGAGCCGAGGACGCTGTTGACGCTAGATCTCGCGACTTCGTCACCAACCTTTTGCGCGCGCCCTTTGCTCGCGGCGCTGCTGATTAGCTGCGAGAAAAACCCGCTATCCACGCTCGAAGGAGACGGACTCGGCGACGGCGCTCGAGCAACGCCAACAGCCTCACGCGCGCCGCCGGTGAACTTGCGCATGACGCTCTTCGCTTGCTGCTCGAGCATCGCAAGACGTTTCATCGTGGATATTGGGTTGACGGCTAGATCGGTTACGACGCCGACCAGCCCACCAAATTGTCGCTCATGTTCCTCCGCTTGAAGGCGTCGGATTTGGTTGATCGTCGAGGCCTCCTGCGTTGCCGAGTTGAACGTCTTCTCGAGCGAGTCGAGCGCCGCGCGCTCGTCTGCAATGGCCTGCGCCCCGCGAGCTCCGTGGTCATAGGCTTGCTCTGTCGCGTCGAGGAAGCGTCGGCGTGTCGAGAGAAAGTCTCGAACGGACTGCGCGTCGAGGTCCCTCGCTGGCGTCGTCAGCTGGTCGATGAAGCCGTGCACCGCGCCGGTATCGCCGACGAAGTCCGGGCGCCCAGCAGTCGATCCATATCGTGTCGTGAACCTGTTTTGAAATCGTTCCCCGAGCGCGATGTTGCTCGTCGTTGCCTCGTTGACGATCCGCTGCGCCTCGCCCGCTTTGCCCCATGCAGTGTCCTCGAGTGCAGATTGCAACCCCTTCGAGTCTCTGTAGAGTGCATCAAACGTACGCCCTGATTCGGACAGACCAACGGCAGTACGACCAAATTTCGCCTCTTGTCCGACCCACCTCTTTGTGGTGTCGAGCGCATCAAAAAGCTTGGCGCTGTCACCGGAATCAATCGCATCATTGATTCTCGACACATAACCCGCGAACCTCTTCGCGCTCTTCTTGGTGAGCCCGGAATTGGCGTCTCCAATCATCGGCTCGACTTCCGCTTGTGCGCGTGAGAGCCAATCTTTTGCAATCAACGATTGCTCTTGAAAGTTGGATTTGTCGACCAGGTTCTCGATTTGTTTTAGTTTCGCTTCCCCGAACGTTTCCATTTGGGTGATCGACTGCGCCCGTTGCTGCTTTGTAATCGACTCCGACAAGTCGCGGGCTTGTTCTGCGAGACGGCGCTCGCGAGCGACGAGAAGGTTCTGGCGGTTCGCCCAGATCTCGCCCAACGTCGAGGGCGAGGCCTGGTTCGCGAGCTCTTGGCCCGCAGCTTCCTCCGCCATCGTCTTACCGACGTTCGGCGCTGCCTCTCCGAAGGCCTTTTCCGCGACAGCATCGTAAGCCTCGGCGCTCACCTTGGGCGCTTTCCACGCCCGGTAACCTTCGCCGAGGCCGTGCATCAGACCGCCGGCAATCATGCCGCCGAGAGCTCCGTGAGAGGCACCGCCGATCAATGCCTCGCCTGTGAGGTCGGTGTCTTTAAGCGCGGACTCGGAGATTGCCTCTCCGGCGCCGTAAAACGATCCCTCGACGGCGCCACGAGCAAGGGCGCCGCCCGCGCGTGCAAGAGCACCTTCGCCGAGCACCTTTGCGAGCCCGCGCTCCGTGCCGGCGCCGATACGAGAGACCATCGCCGGAAGCGTGGAGAGTCCCTCTTCGTCTCCCGCAAGCGCGCCACCGAGGACGCCGCCGAGCTCGGAGATGGTCGACGCAATGGGCGCGTAGGACTTCCAGCGCTCGAGGCCTTCGGACGCGAGCTTCGCCCCTTCATCGCCGCGGAGCGCTCGCGTCAGTTCTACGATCGCCTTGTCGCTCAGCCCCAGCGTAAGGCCTCGCGCGGCGCCCTCGAGCGACGGCATGATCGCGCCCTCGATAGGATGCTCGGCGAAGTACGCGTCAAGGCGGGCGCGCGCCACGTCCGTGTTGGCTTGCTGCTGCGCAGCCTGCTGCTCAGCAGGTGTCGCCGCACGCACGCCTTGCCCTTCGCGCGCAATGCCCGCGGGGAGATACCCGACCTTTCCGGTAGCCGTCGTGACGGGCGTCGGATCTGCCATCAGCGACCTCTCAGAGGAGCGACGAGATCGTCGTAGCTCTCCGTGCGCTGCGTGACCGGCATCGTGTTACCCGTCAGTTTGCTTGTGGGCTCAACGCCTTGCGCACCTTGTTTGTAGCTCTGTTGTCCGCGCATCAAGCCGCGCGCCTCGCCCTGCATGCGATGCTCACGCATCATCATCTCAGCGTGCCGCGCGAGCGCCTGCTGCTCGCGCACGAGTACAAATTCTGGCTTTCCCTGCACGCTCATGCTGCCGAGCGCATCGCCAATCGCAGGATCGTCTTTGGCAACGCGCGCGACGAGCTCTTTGTTTTCTTTGTCAATCTCGTGGAGCCGCTGAAAGTCGCCTCCAACAGACGACAGCTTTTTCGCCTCTTCGATGTTTTTGGCTATCTGCCGAAGTGCATTCGTCTTTTGAAGTAGCTGCGATCCATCCTTATTCAGTTCGTTTGCAACACCTGCGTCCGGAGCAAAGCCGCCAAGCGTCGGAACATAGGACGTCGAGCGGTCTTTGCCGCCAGTACCAGGCACGCCGTACCTTTCGGCCATATCCACGGTCGCCTTGTCGTGCGTCAGTTGTGCGAAATTGTCCGCAGCTTTTGCGCGTTCATCATCGATGCTTGCAAGCATCGTCTGATAAGCTGCCTGGTTTTTTGCGTTGCGCGATTGCGCGTAGAGTGCGCCCAATTGGACTTTTGCATTATCCAAATACTGCGCCCGCGTGGCTGCCGCTGCGCGTTCGGGGTCGCCGAACGCAGCGAGGTTTTGCGCATAAAGATTCGTTCGTAGGTCGTACGCGTTTCTCGCCTTCGCGATGTTCGCCTTTTGAGCGTCGATGTTCGCGTCGACTGCCCGGTTGACGATTGACAATGCTGCGTTTTGGCCGCCCGTCAATGAGGCGCCAAACTGGCCAAGTCCGATTGCAAGAGCGGCGAGCACCTTGGCCGCGCCGCCCTGCTCTTTCCAATACGCATTCGGATCGATCTTGGCATTTGCATCATTGGCGAGCTGCTCAAACCTGCCTTGTTCCTGTTGGATATACGCGTTTCTCTTTTGCGTGATTTGACTGCTCACCGCTTGCGCCTTCGCACTCGCGATGACGTCGGCCTGTGCCATCTGAGATTCAGCATCGGACTCGAGCTGGGAAGCGGCGTAAGTATTCTGTGCAGCTGCAACTCGAGCGGCAGACGCTCGAGCGCGAGCCTCTTCTCCTCGCGCGAGGTCCTCGGGATCGATCCCGTATTCGACTTTGCTCGAGCGCGTGCTTGGCGTCCACCGAGGTTTGCCGGTTGCGGGGAGCGACGCGGGGGCCGCTCGCTGCAGGTCGTCGAACGACATTGCGCTGGGGAATCCGTCACCCTCAGCCGGTCCTTGCACTGGAAGAGGGGCAGCCGCGGCCGCTTCAGGCGTTGCGGTTTTCTCTCCGAGAATGCGTTGCAGCCATGGCCTTGGAGCCCCTGCGAGTTGAAGCGATTGCAGCGGGTTTGGCCCCGCAGGTTGTGGCTGCGGAGAAGGAGCGACGGGAGGCGGATCGTCGAGCTCGATGGTCGGGTTAGCAGCCTGAAGCGGCAACGGTGGAGCAGCCGAAGGAACGGGCGATCCCGTGATGCTCGCCAGTCCCGCGAGCGTGCCGGGCGAAAGGTTGTATCGTGCACCCAATGATGCGAGGTTCATCGTCGCGCCTCCAATCTCTTGAGCCTCTCGTTTTGCTCTCGTTGCTGCGCCGCGAGATGACCAGCAGCAGCGAGTGAAAGTTTGAGCGCCTTCGGTTGGTCGATCCGCAGCAGACCGTCCGGCCCACGCATGACAGCCGATCCGGTGATGTCGTTGCGCGCCATCCGCTGCGCCATCGGTCCGACATTCTGCTCTCCCACGACTTGCCCCTGCGACTCAGCGAAGCCAGGGAGGTAGCTGTATTCATATGGCTCGAGACCCTCTTCAAGCGCTCGGCCCATATCTACATTACGGATACCTTGCTTCATCCGCTCGTCGCTGCCTAAAGCCGCGAAGGCACCAATAGTAGATATCAACGCCTTGCCGTACCCGAGCGCCCTGTCCCAACCAGATTGTTTATTTTTCTCATCAATTGCCCCCACCTGTTGCTCGACCCCGCGCTGCTGCAATTGCGATTGTAGGTCCGCATTCTGCGCATTGTATCCCATCTGCTCATATCCGAGTTGCTTTTGGGCATTGAGTTGACGCTGTGTCATCTCAGATTGCGCCTGTGCGGTTGCCTGCTGCTGGTAGAGTTGTTGCGCGGTCAGGTCCTGCGTACCCATCGCGCCCGCCCCTTGACCGTAAGCATTGCGTGCTGTCGAGAGCTCGCCGGTTCTTGCATTGCCGTACTGCATGGCACCAGAAAGTTGCTGTTGCTGCATTGCCTGCAGCGACTGCGCATTTGCCGCCGCCTGCGCGAGGGAGCCACCCTTTGCGGCCGCCTGCGCCGTCAGCTGGCTTGCGAGCGATTGGCCCGCCACGCCTCCACCAAGGATGGCGGCCTGCGAGGGCGCTTGTCCGTTTGCCGACTGCTGCAGCAACGCGAGCGCTTGCTGCTGCGTGGCGCGATCTTGAAGCGCCTGCGCCGCAACTTCGTTCGCGCCGGAGAAATCAGCCTGGTAGGCCTGCTGCTGGGACGCCGCCCCTGCAAGACTCCGATATCTATTGACGTCCTGGTCGGAGCCAGAATATCCGATCAGGTTGCCGTCTTTGTCGTATTGCGGAGTACCAATATATCCACCAAACGCGAAACGATCGTAGAGCGGATCTTGCGTCGTCCCGTCCGAGTTGGTGCCATACAAAGTTGGGTCAAACATATCAGCTCCCACCTACGGCTTGAGCAAGACTCAAACGACGAACTCGGAACTTCATCCGCTCGTCGCTGCCCATGGCCGCGCCCGCGCCAAGGCCAGATCCAACCATACTGGCGCCATATCCGATCAGATTCTGTATACGATTCAGGTCTTGTTGATTCGCTTGTTGATTGACGTCGTAGACTCCAAACTCGATCTGCTGGTTCTTGAGCGCCGCCTGCTGTGCCGCGTCGTTGACGTTGTAACCCAACTGCTCATATCCCATCTGGGCTTGTTGGTTGATTTGGCGTTGCTGCAACTCGTTCTGTTGCTGTGAAAGCGTCTGCTGCTGCGTGAGGTTCATGCTCGAGTAGTCGCCCTGCCGGACGTTGTTTGCGTCCTGCATATACTGTTGTCGAGCCTGCGCTTGTTCTGCTGCCTGTTGCGCTGCAATCTGTTGGTTGCCCGTCTGCATGTAGCTGCCCTGCGTCCCTTGCTGTTGGCGCATTGCTGCTGCCTGCGCGAGGGAGCCGCCGCGCATGCTCATCGCGCCCGCACGCTGTGCCTGCGCTCCTTGTTGCAGCATCTGTTGTGACAATTGCGTAGCCTGTGTTGGAGCTCCGTTGGCCACCGCAGCATCCAAGTTCATCGCGTCGACTTGTGAGGCGCGCGCCGCGTCGCCCAACGATGCATATTGGTTCGCCGCGGAGAAGTTTGTTTGGTACGCGGGCACCGCCGCGGCCGCCTGCGCGAGACTCTGATACCGTGCGACGTCTGCCGATTGCCCGCTGGCCGTTGGGTCGTTGACAAGCTTACTGGTGTTCGGATCGACAAAAACCGTCGACGTGTAGCCGCCCCAAACAGGCTCGTCTCCCGCAACGAACCCGGCCTTTGTCGGCGTATCGTTTGTGGCGCGCGTGGTCGTGTTGCCGGAAACGTCCGAATAGTAAATGGGGTTTGACCCGCGATATTGATGATAAAGGGCGTAGTCTTGCGCTGTTTGCGGAGAGAACGCCTTCGTGAGTTGCTTGCCAATCGAAGGGAGCGATCCAATCGTGTCCACGTCACCCCTTCCTTTCTGCGGCTGGATGCTTGAATCCCTTCTTGGTCCCGACCTCGAGGCCAAAGGTTTCGAGCACGGGCCCCTTGCCCGTAGTGAGCACAAGTCCGTTCGACGGCGCCGAGTCCGAGAAACGGAAACGAATCTGCCTTGCCTTGCGGCGCGCCCCAATCATGACCTGGCAATGTTCAAGTTTTCCCGGCGATGTCACTGCCGAACCTGCTTCGAACGTGTGCGTCTGCGTGAATGCGTCCTCGCCGTCAAAGGCAATATCGACCGTGAGATCATGGTGGTCTTGCGACACCCCTTCGAGCACCAGTCGGCGCACCGACTGGAACGAGAGCGGCGAAGACATGGTGGTAGGAACCGTGCCCGGGGCAACGTCGGCCGCTGCCGCGTCGTAATCCGTCGTCTCGATAACTATCGGGACGTAATGGGTATCATCCTGATTTGTCGTTTCTTCCTCCACGAGCACCGTGCCAAGCGGCGTCACGAGCGTGTACTGGTCCCGGTATATGCACGCGTCCGCGAACGGGGTGCCGTAGACACCATCCGCCCAATACTTCGATGTTGCCCATTGGTTCTCGGCATAGTCCCAAACGAGAACCAGGCCACTTGTGCCGTCTGAGGTGTTGCACGTGAAGCGCACGTGGCTCGTGTTGGCACTCGCTACCAATACCGCGCTCGTCACGTCATGGTATTGTGCAAGTGTCTCGCGGACGGGGCGGCCAACCCATGACACTTCGAGTGCGCGACTCAAAAGCTGAAGTCCTTTGGTCGACTGGAAGAGAACTCCTACGGGCGTGCTGATAACACTACGCGGATTGATGCATCCTGCATCGGTTGGGATCTCGAACGGTCCCTGCAGATCGCTATTTTGCCCGTTCGCCGCCGGACCTTGACCGATGATGTACTGCATCCAATTCCGGCCAAAAACAACGAGTTTGTCGTCGAGCGAAGCGAGTGCGACAACCTCACGCTCGAAGGCAAACCGAAACGCTCCCGACGCAAACCCCGGCGCCGTCCCCTCATCGTCGAGGAACGATTTGGTGAACCATACCTCGTGCCTCGAGCCGTCGACGATCCAAAGCCGGTTCATGTGCAAGGTCATCGTCGTTTGTGCCGGCGGTTGCTCGTCTGCCAAATCCCCGCCTTGCGTGTAGATTGCAGGCCTTTCCGCGAGCGCAATACCATTGCCGATATCCCCATCCGCAATCGTGTCAACGAGGTGAGAAAGCTGCGCGCTCCCGTCGTTGAGCACCATGTTGAAGGATGGCGGAATCGACAATTGTTGCGGGTTCGCCTGTCCCATAGGAGTTCGGTACGCCGTGAGGTAGTACCACCCCGATGGATCGACCGGCCCCTTGTTGCCGACCGTAATCGAATTTAGGTCAACCAGTGTCTGGTAGTTCGCGTTTGCAAGAGTAAACGGTTTGGAGAGGAGCGCTGGCGGGCTTCGGTATTTGAGTCCTGAAGCCGAATAGTATTCAGCCACAAAACCATAAACATAATCGCCCGCCTGCATGCTGCCGCCCGCCATGCCTTCTTTGATGTCGGCGATGGTTGGCTCGCGCGAAAAGCCGTAGTCGAAAACCTGCTGCCCGTCGTAGACAGACAGAAGCCCTCCCGTGATGAATATCTCTCGGTTGTACGACACGACACGGTCCGCATCCTTTGGACGGTTTGCGCCCATCGTCACGGACAGCAGCCTGAGCCCGCACATCTGCGATTCGCTACGGTTCTGCGAGAGATCGAGCTGATATGGGATTAGCGAGACAGCTTCGGTCGGGAGAGTGCATGCATGAGGGGGGCGAGGAAATGGGCCGCCGGCGATAGAAGTGTCGATGCGGCCGACATAATGGTGTGTCCCGGTCGCGTCCGGCACTTGCTGCGTGGCTACCAGGAGATAAGAGTTTGGCGTTTGCGTGATCGCCTCTGTCGAGGAAAACGCATCAACTACGGCGAACGTCGGAGTTAGCCCGGTGTCGAGGATACCCGTGAGCGGAAGAACGTTCGCCGTGTGCGTTGGCGAGTACATGAATCCGTCTGGCGTGACGATGCATGTTGCGGTATACGGCGCGGAAGTGTCGGCATATCCAACCCATGCCGCGGACGTCTTAGCCACGATCGAGAAGGGTGTTGCCGGCACCGCATCAATCGTAATGGGGCCCGTAGCCTGAATGAGCGAAAGCGGATCATGTGTCGTCATCCGCACCGCGCTGCCGTTCGAGTACGCAACCCAAACCTGGCTCTCGTCTGCATCTACCACGGGAGACGAACATGCTGTGGCTTCGCCTGCGGCTGAAACCGTTCCAATCGACACGGGAGGGCCGCCGCCAAACGAATAGGAGAAGCGCTGCACCCTTACCAGGTGAGTCACAATATCGACGTACGCAACGATGAATCCACCAAGAGCTGGGCAAACGTCGAAGTCCAAGGCTCCAGAAATGAGAACGGAATCGGCCGGAAAGGACGGGTCGACATCAAGGGCGGAGGTGCTCACGGCGTTGACCAAGATGTTGCTTTCGGCGTGTGTCAACATGACTGCCGTCGTGGCATCGACGCTGGCCACGCGAACAACTCCCATCGAAATGCCGAAGCGGAACGGACCCGCGATTCTCGATTTCGAAGCGGTGTCGAAAATGCCAAGCCACGACAAGCCGAAACTAGAATTCGCTGCATCTCCGTCAATCCAGCCCACAACAAGGTGCGGGCCGCAGGCGGCTAGGTCTGCACACGCAACGCCGGCCGATGACGCAAGGATGGTATCCCATGTCAACCCTGGTTTTGGTCGGTATTCGACCAAAACCCATTGCTCAAGATTTGGCTCGTAAGCAAATACTTCTCCGGTCGGCGCAAGAAGAACGAGCTGGTCGCCGCGCGCTCCAATCCTCGACGCAGAAGGGATGGCCGTCGATCCACTCCCGGGCGCCATCGCTTTCGACAGCGATCTGGTTCCTGCCCTTTTTTCGAGGGCATTCCCTCGCGTCCACCTCACGTTTTCCGCTCGCGCGAGCGTGCCGAACGGGTCATGGATCGATGACGTGCCCTCAGACAAGCCCGCCTTGAACGAGGTCTTGATGGTCTGAAATTGAAGCATCAGGGACTTTGCCCTTTCGACGCATCAACGGGGTTCGATGATCGAGGATAAAACCACAAATCGAGAACGCACGTTTCGTTCGCGATGAGAGCGAGCTGCGAGAGCTCGTCGAAACTGATACCGGCCGCCTCTGCGAGAGCAACGGGGAACCCTCTCGCATCGTAGTTCTGGCGCACAGCCATGCACGCTGCTGGCATGCCAAGCCCATGGTTTACAATTTTTGGCACCCCGCCAGAAAGCGCCACGCTCACAAGGCGTCCAAATGAAAACGGCGTCTGCTGCGCAGCGAGAGATTGCGCGGTCCGCTGTGCCTGGTCACCCACGAACGAGCCCGTATGCACTCGCCTGTAGGGCACACGTACCGGCTTCATGGCCACCACCCGTAGACCCTGCCCGGTGCGCCAAACCCATGCGATTCGTCAACGTCCTGCACCCTCTCCGGCTGCAGCATGTCCCGGTACGCAGAGAGAGAGTCGATATGACCATAAACTCTTTCCTTCTGCGAAAGATAAAAACCAGGATCGCTCTCTTCCTTTGCAAGCACCGTTGCGCATGCGCCGTATATGGCCGCCACCTCATATCCGTTGTAGCCGTCAAAAACATCGGACGGGTTGACGAGACGAATGCTCGCGGGCGTGTAGTAGACAGTTGCCGTATACGAGAGTGTCTTCGGTAAGAACTCAATGTTGTTTGCCTGCACTCGATACCTCGCCGCTTGGAAGGGCGAGATGGCAATGTTGCTCGAGAGGAAGCCGTGTTGAACAGGCCCAAACGAAAGCATGGGCGCAGTGATCCCGCCGTACGTCGCTGTCACTTCCTGTGCTGCCCAAAAATCAGAAGGCAAAGAGTAAAGCGACGTTGGCGGTCGAACATCAAAGACGATCTGACTGCGCAAGAAGGGTTGCCCCTGGTTGCGCGTGAGCCGGCCATGCAGCTCGGCGAGCTCTTGATTTAGATATTCCGTAAGCTCCGCGTCCGTCACAAACTGCGAGTTCTCTTGATTCGTCCTTTGGCGGATATCAAGAAGCATGTCCTGCAGCGAACGCGGTCTCATGGGATCACCTCACGCTCAAGACGGCGGCGCGGAAGGCCTCGACGAAGGCTTGTCGATCGCCTCGTTGTGACGCCTCGTAGAGTTCGTCGATGGCCGCCGAGCTCTCGTCATCGTCGCCGTCGTCGCCCAATTCGAGATCACTCTCGCTTGGGCGGTCGCTCTCTGAGTCGTCACCGCCGCGAGATTTTCGCGACTGCGAAATCACGACGGCAAGACTCGGTTTCTTCTCGTCGCTCACTTGACGCCCCAATATCCGTTGCGGAATGCAACGAAGAGCATGATGGTCGACGTGGGATCATCGAGCGGTGTGCCGTCCGCATTCCACGTGTAGACATCAAAGGAGATGGGCGTTTGTGACGCCTCGTTGCGGACGTTACCCGCCGTGGCGTATGCGCCTGCGCCCGCTGCTGTCGATTCGGCAACGGTTGCCGAAATCGAAATGAGGCGATTGAATGTATCCTGCAAGTTGACCGTGAACTTGTTTGTTCCGGCTACGTGCGTAATCGAAGTTACCGCGTTCGCCCCATCAACCGCGCTTTGTGGAACGGAGGTGCCGGCACCTTGAGCGACGAATTGAAACTCGAGATAAATGCGACTCGAGCCGAAAGACTGAGACGGATAAAGGGTCCGGTTCATCGCGACACCTCACAACAAGCCAACGGCGTTCCAGCCGGGAGCATTGCAGCCGATGTTGCCGTAATACCCAATACGGATCTGGTACGAATCCGTTGTTGGATTACGAAGAAGACGAAGCCCGTCGCCGGACTCGCCAAGAACACGCGGCGCCTCAAGAAGGGACTTGAACGTCCACGTGGAGAGGGTGAGCATGTAAAACTGCCCAGTTGGACAATTGTTGTCTGAGATGATGTCGAGCGGGCCCTTGGGCCCGTGCATCTGAAGCCCCGTAACACCAATGTCCGCATCGGGGAGTTGGGAATTCAGAATGATAACCTTGCTCCCCAGCGCGATTGATATGTTCGCGAAATCTAGGGGATTGACCACGATCAAGTCCGGTTTGCCACCCTCGAGAACGAGACGTGCGGCGCACTTCTGGATCGTCTCTTCGATTGGTCCGCCCTGGGTCTTCGTCCACCTCAAACCCGAAAGACGAGTGACATCAACCGAACGGTCGATGCCAAAGAAGTTGTCTCCGGGCGCCGGCGGCACCATGGGAATCCAGCCCGCAAGCCCGGTAGGCAACGAGCGTGGAGTCTCGAAATCTCCGTTTTGGAAGATGTAGTCTCCGATGGCGGCAGTGGGGATTGCGGTGCTGATCGGCGCACTCAAGGTGAGAATGCCATTCTCTCGGTCAACTGCCGTGACCTGCACAACACCAGTCTCTTTGATTCCTGTCGTTCCGTCCGTGGCGGCGAGATTGAGCTGCATATTGATCTCGAAATTGACTACGCTGTTTGGGTCGGCCAATATGAGCTGATTCGTCGTGAGGACGGTCGTGGCACCAATCCTTCCGCGTGACCCGCCACCGTTACCAAATAGCGTATTCGCGATCGAACGACCGGCCGTGTAAAACGCATTACTGATTTCGCTCTTCATGCCGTCGAGCATGCTGAAGTCGCCAAGCTTGGCGGCGTCGACCATGTCCCCGGCGATGTTCGCGAACACATAATCGCGAGCTCGCGGAACGTTCACGGCGCTGTAGACGGACGGCGTCGCGTTGGCTTGGCCTACAGCGAACGCCGCGCCTCGGCCCTGCGGGCTGCCGTACTGGAATGCGATCTGCCAGTTGAGGCCGCCGAACTTCGTGTTCTTCGCCATGCGGGCAAAGAGCGTCGATTCGCCGTAACAAATGTTATTTACGGTTCGTGGGTCATATTGAATTTTTAGAACTCGACCTAATGCGAGTTCGTCCAACGTGTCAGACATAACGTCCTCCGGATTGAGCGGTGGTTGTCACCGCGCAGCCGGACGAGCGATTAGGTCGGGTGGAAGGCTTCCCTCAGAATACGAAGTGACGCCTCGTCCTTTTCGGCCGACGTCATCTTGCGCGGAGGGGACGCCCGCTCTCCCGACGCCGTCGTCGTCAGAGTGCGCGGACCATCGGCCCTATCCGTTGGCCGTTGTATCAGTGTCTTCTCCGCATTGTTGCTGCCATTCCCTGGCATCGGAGCAAGCTTGCTCCACGCATCCACACGTGACGAGCGTTGCTTGGCCATCTCTTCGAGAAGCCCTGCAACGTAGTCGTTGTCTGGATCTTCGCCGTGTTCTTCCTTGTAGGCGACCCGATGCTTATCTGCGAGTTGAAGTCCGTAAAAAGCAACTTCTTCCGGGGTGAACTCTTTTCGAATATTTGGATATTTCGTGACATTACCGGCCACGAGCATGACAAAATCGCGTTGTGCCTCGCGAATCGAATATTGTGTTTGCGCCTGCTGCTTCTCGGCTTTCTCGGCCGCGAGCTCGCGACGAATGACGGCAAGCTCCTCGCGGAGCGCCGCAGTCTCGGTCTTCGTCTCTTCGCGCGCCGTCGCTACGAGCTGCGACGGATCATGTTCCGTCGCGAGCATCTCAAGAAATTTCTTTGGCTCGATCCCCGAGAGCTCGAGGAGCTTCGATGGCGACATCTTCGCCGCCTTCGCGCGCTCGGCAAACTCTTTGTCCGACCGCAATTGCGCACGCTCTTGTTCGATTTGTGCGCGCTCCTCATTCAGCTTTTTTCGGGCTTCCGCAGCCCGTAAGTCAGCTTTGCGAGCTGCAAGAATACGAACAGACACACGGTCGTCAGTCTTCGCCGCCTCGCCTGCCGGCGCATCTGCTGCTGTCGCTGCATGCTCTCCTCCTGCCGAAGGAGAAGCGGGATTAGAGGCATTGGGACCCTCTTTAAGCTTCTTTGCCGCTTCAGGGAATACTCGTTCAATCGCGGACTTGAAGTCCGCTTGCGATTCCGTTTCCGCAGTTTGCGGCTGCGCGTTCGTAGTTGCTACGTCTGTCATGCTGCCTCCGGCATGGGCATAGGTGCGGATCCCGGTCCTGGTCCCGGCATTGGTCCAGCACCTGGCATAGGCCCGAGAGCCGGCCCTGGTGGAGGAGTTGCCTGCGCAATGAAACCCTGCGTAAGGGCCATGTAATCTCTCAGTAGGCCAAGTCTGGTATCTGGCACCATATCCAATCGAGCATCATGGTATGCCTGGTTGACCAGCCTCAACGCTAGGTGGTGATCGTCGAACGGCTCGGGAGAGACGGCGAGACCATCGGTCAACATGGTTTTGATGTTGCGCTCGATGATACGTCGTGAAGCATTTGCCCGGCGCACGTATTGCTGCGTGTCGGGGAAGTCTACGATATCGAGAACATCCTCGGGTGGGATCATGCCTGCCTGAATCATGTCCTGCGCCCATGCGAGCTTGCCCGCGGGCGTGGAAGGGATCATCGATACGGGATAGACGTCGATAACCGGATCATCCACTGCCACGTCCGACCACCGAATCTGCTCTACAGCCCCCTGCGCCACCGAGCGCACGCTGTAGCTCCCGCCAATCTTCTTGGCCATTCGCACCACGAGGTGCGCAATGTCGATAATGAACTGCTCGTAATCTCGGCCTACCTTCATGAACCGCTCGGACGCGATATCCTGATACGTCCTTTGCGCAGGCTCGGAATCGAGGCCCGCAGGCTTCTGACCTGTCGCATTCATTTGCGACACGCCCTCGTCCTCAAATGCCTTATTGTAGATTTGCCACAAATGTGCGTATATCTCTTGAGATATAACCGAAGGGGCATGGTACGTTGGCGGAGTCCCGCTGTACTTGACGATGGCCGCGAGATCGTTGTTGATCTGCTGAACCAGCGTCTGCCCGTTCTGCACCATCCAGTGACCCTGGATAAGATGATGGCCCTTTTGAATTTGCTGAAGGAGCTTGTTGATCTCGCGCTGTTTGCCGGCTTGTGCCTCGGCAATGCCGACGCCGAAATAACCAATCACGTCCTCTTGCCAACGAATAACGGCGAAGGGGAAGGGATCTTCCCATTCCTCGTCAACGAGAGTGGCGTTGTCAATGGCGATGACGTGCCGGCCCGGACTCTTTGGGCCTGCGAGATGCCATGCCTCGGTAACCAGAACCTGGTCGGCGTTCGATTGCCAGGAGAATTCGCGGTCATCTGCCGACGCGGCCACCGTCATGATCTCTGACTCTTTGTCGGGATACGATTCCGCGAGCGTATGCCGGTCTATGTAGAGTCGCTGATACATATTCCGGGGCTTCATGTGCAGCCCCTCGGCCTCGTCGACGACAATCGTATACGTCGGAGCGTGCTCGATACAGACCCGACCATCCGCCTCGTACACCTTCACGAATCCGGTGCCGAAAATGCATGCATGCGCAAATGCGCGATCGGTTTCGACGTAGGCCTTCGTCTCTCGAAAAATACCAGAAACGAACTTGTCCAAGTTCTCCGCGAGCACGCGAGACTCGTAATCGCCGCCATCCGTGAGGAACTTTGGTTTTGGTCGATTCTTCGCCGCAATCTTGCTTACGGCGGTCTGCACCATATTACGAATGACGTTGAGCGATAGACTCGGCACCGTCGAATGGCGGCGAGTGCCAATTACGCCAAAACCGCTAATCGAGCGATCTGCGTAGAGTGTGGCGTTGCGCAGGTCGAGAAACTTGCGATCACCCTGCATGTTGCGCATTTCACGAACTCGCGTCACGAGCTCAAGATGCGGGGTACCCTCCACCTTCCACCATGCGAGAGGACCCGGTACGGACGCAAAGGCATTCAGCATGTAGACCCCCTCTTGAGTCGGAGGAGCCCTTCTCCGTCGAGACCGAGGTCGTCAAGTGCTACCCTTTCGACATCGACCAGCGTTGGCGCGTCATCGCTAGGAAGGTCTGGGGCAGTTTCTTTTCGTAGCGTCCCCGGCAACAAAGAGATCTTTGTGTTGCCGACCTCCAAACTGACAACGCCCCTCTCCTGCATCCAGGCGTGAAGTCGTGTCAGCTCCTCAAGGTCTACCTGCACACCGCACGCATAACGCTTTATTTCAGATCGTCAAGAACTTTTTGCGCACTATGAAACTTTTTCAGCTTCTCGTTTCGAGGCCTCGAAAAATCAGGGTCAATACCATCCGCTCTCTTCGCGCTCGCGAAGTGCGCGCTCTTCTGCCTCGATAAGCGCGCGTTCTTCTTCTGCCGCGCGCTCTTGCGCCGACGGGGGCGGAGCGGCTGGGCGCTCATGGTACGCCGTCGTCGCGCGCCATCCGTAGAGCACGCCGTCTGCGCAGTGATTTTCGAACCCCTCGCACTCCGTGCTTTGGTCTTCATTCCACGGTAATTCAGACCATTCTCTGATCAACGACTTGCACGCGGGACGATAGACCTTGATTCGCCCGCGTTCCAAATCTCCGTTCAGGAGACTCTGATATCCACGCTTATTGTGCTTGTCCGCCGCCTCAATGGGCAGACTGAAGCGTGCGCGCGCCTCTTCGACGTAGCCTTTGCCAAGGCCTCCAATGTCGCCGACCATGCGAACAAACTTGTATTTTGCGTTCAATCGCTGCGTCTCTTCAGCCGCAAGCGATGGCGTCATCTTGCGCCGCTTGTAGCTCTCGACGACGTACGCGACTGGATCGTTCTTGCGCCAACCGAGAACGCTGAAGCTGCACGAGTCTGTAAATCCGTAGTCTTGGCCGAGCAGATAGAATTCGAGCTCAGGCAAGACGTCCGTGCCGTTGCGGACGTCATCGTACGAGTAGACGAGGCCACCAGGAACGATGGTCCAGTCGCCGTCACGCAAACGCCGGCGCGTGTCCTCGTCGAGCCGCTCGAGCGATTCGATGTATTTTGCACGGTCTAAGTGCGGATTGTCGTCGAGGCGCGCCGGAACGTAGACGCCCTTGCGTGTTGCCTCGTCGACGTACCGGTGCTTGACCCATGCGTGCCCGATGCCGATCGGGTTCGAGGCACAGCGAAAGCGAATAGGCACGTCATTGTCGATGTTGCGCCGGAGCCGCGAGAGCAGAAACACCGCGGGACGCTCAGGCCACGTCGTGATTTCGTCGATGCCGATGAACTGGAATTCTGCCGACGAAAAGCGATCGACGTCTCGCGGAGATTGGCAATGTGCGAACGTGAGCGTTGCGCCAGAAGGAAAGGTGAATTTTTTGAGATCGGCATTCCAGTGCGCGCGCGTACCCGCAAGCCATTTCTGCGCGCGATCCATGATGGCGCCCTCGAGGGCGAGCTCGGGGTACGTTCGGCGCAGAATGAGTGCCGCGTAGCCTGGGACGTCCACGTATTGGAGCGCCGCCATCAGGAGCGCGTCGCTCTTACCTCCGCCTGCTGCACCGCCGTAGAGGGCCTCGAGGCAGTCGAGCGCGAGGAATTCGCGCTGCTTTTCCGTCGGCTCGTGAGGACAGAACGGACGCGGCGAATAACGCGTAATCGTAGCTTCGGCACAGGCCTCGATGTCGGCGAGGTCAATCGGATCCACGCGTGCGCCGTATCTTCATCCGCCACCAATAGTATCGATCACACGAAGCGCAATACGCCGTACCTCCCGTCACCCGCTTGCGGCGGCCGCCTACGCGATCTTCTTCCGTGATCTCAAGAGCCCCGTAACATTTGAGACATGAAAATAGCAGACCGTCTTCTTCGGTGTCTTTTCTCTCGTCCCCCTCTTTGGGCCCACTTTTTTCCGCCAGCTCTCTTTTGGTGTCGGCAAGTTGCGTCAGTGCATCATTGAGTGCGTTTTGAAGCGCCACCTTGTCTGCGACCAACCCTGACATTTGCCGACCCAAATCAACGGCTTTCCCTTCCAGCACTCGGATCTTCTCAGCGTCGCCAAGCTGGTGAAAATGCCCCGGCTGCGCAAGCGGCGGCGAACGCGCTTCAAGCTGCCACGCCCCGCAGCCATTCAGACAACGAATCAACGAATTGATGTGGTAATACGTTGGCTCTCTGTATATCTCGCTGGATTGAGACTCGCACTCTGAATGGCATCTCAGACAGCGCGCAAAAATACTCCCGTTCGATTTCCACTCTAGCGAAAAGGCCGGAGGAATAGCGCCTTTCTCTAGGGCGATATTGCTCATTTTTTAGCTGCCTTCCCGGGCGTCATCCACGCAATATTGGATATGTGCGTGAGCCTACAATCGGTCCCTTTTTTGATTTGGATGATCCCCGACGCGAGGTCAAGCTCGATGTCGTATCCCTGCGCACGAGTCATGCGTGACTCGAGTTGGCGCGTTGGCTGGTCGGGCGGAGGAACGCGATCGTGAAAAAAGACTTCGTCGAGAATCATGATTTACTCCTTGGCCAAATTAGATATGGCCGAAATGCCCAATTAGGCGGAATGCCGAATTTTACCGCAAGGTCGGTGCGGTGCGTGTAGTCGAGGCCCATCTCGAGCAGCTCTCGCGTCATCCACGACGCGACGCCCAGTCGGCGCCATCTTGGTTTGACGGCCAGATAATGCACCACAGTTAGCGGCGCGTCTGGCGTAAGGCCCTCTCGGGCGTGCCATCCTACGATGACGTCAGGCTCAGCACGCAAACACGCAATACGCACCACCGAGCGCGCGACCAGCGCTTCCGCGATGGGCGCATAATCTGCACACAGATCGCGGTGGTCAACGTAGCCGTGCAACCCATGCGCCGAGTAGCTACGCACCCATGACGACAAGACGTAGTTTTTGTCGCTCTCGCGCATATCGCGCAAGGTCAGTTCGGACGCGACATCCACCGCACGCTGCTCCTGCTATGCATTTTTTGCGTAGTAGCATGTGCTGGACGCGTGTCAAGTCATGAGGCTCCACAGGTAGTCACCGATCGACTGCTCCCCGCGGCAAGCATCGACGCGCTCCCACTGCTCAGTCGTCAAGTAGATCGAGCGCCGCTCCTTTTTGCGCTGCGACTCATCGAACTTTTTGCGAAGTGGGTTCTCGTAGCGCGCAATCCCGTTCGCGCGCAAAAACTGCCACACGGGCGATGTGTCAGGGTAATCGCGCGTCAAGCGCGCGAGAGGCGCGCGGCGCCACGTCGTAGAGTTCGGACCCCTCAGCCACGCAACGCGTGCATGTTTTGTGCCTGAACAAACGATACGGCTAAACCGAAGTCTACCGCCATCAATCTCGTATTCTTGTGACAAGTTGTCCATGGGAGGGCGGGGCGGAGTCGAACAGCCCAAAACCGTGCGCCCTCAGGTCCGCAAATTATGCGGACTCAAACCAAACCATCGGATCACAGTTCTGCGGCCCGTCATCGATGTCCCACCCATCCAGACGTTTCACTTTGCGTGTCCCACACCCGGGACACGTCCACTCATAGTGATGAGCGTCCCTCGGCTGCTCCACTTGCTCCCACAGGTGGTGACACGAACCATCACCACACCACGCGCACGACACGAACCGTTGCGGGAGCGTAATATGACTGGTGGTGTGCGAGTGGTTGTCTAGGTGCGCGGAATACTCCACCACCACCGACCGCTTATTCCGCAGCTCGGATGGCCACGGGACGTGCTCTACATGCCGCTCTGACATGGTGCCACGTCCCGCGCGGAGCGTCCACGCGTGATCGTCCAGGTCCAGGATGGCGTGTCGAATAGTCTCCTCTTCCGTGTCCTGGACATCGATGACACACGGCGGCTCGTCCCTGTGGGCACCTGCCACCTTGTGGGTGACGACAAGTTCGCCTCCCACAAACTCATACCATGCACGAATATATACCTTAACCATAACATCCTACCTTTCATCGCCGTCTAATCCAGACGACGTACGGGCTCGAGTCCCGCCTACTGCCCCACCGGTGAGGATGGGGCAGTGAGCGAAACGCGAACTACTCGGTACTGACGGCGCCGTCCTCGATGGTGGCTACGGTATGCCCCTGGTCATCGCTGATATCGACGCCCCATGCTGGCTGGTGCTCGGCCTCCACCACCTTCCCCCGCTCGATGGCCTCAGCCAGCGAGCCGTCGAACTTCTCCCGCGTCTTCACAGATGAGATGACGTATTCCACGATATCCTACCTTTCGCGCGAGGCCCATCATGTCCTCGCACCCATCACTATAATCACTGGATGCCCAGCGTCTAGTACGCTGGGCGCTTTTTGGTAGGATGATGTAGTCAAAGCGTTATGCGGATTTTGCGTCAAAAGACGTGCCGTCATAACCCATGCCGCATTGCTGGCACGAAATACTTTCCTCAGTGAAGTTAGCCGCCGTCCGGGCCATCGGCCGGAAGGGCAGCGAGGGCGGCGGCAATCTTCAACTGCGCGGCCAGTAGGCGCGCACGTTTGGTTGCTGGTGGCATAGCGTCCCATTGCGCCACCAGAACGGCGTGCTCCACTCGTATTGGGGCGTGTAGGCCCAAGAGCCTGTCCTGCTCCGCGACGGCAGCAACGGCTGTCCTGGTGTCGGGGGACAGGTAGAGCTCTCCCGTCTTCGAGTTCGGGAGCTCTCGTTTCAGTGCGACTGAAATTATGTGGTCAAGCCTCGCGCTGTTGCGGGCGATGAGCGACTCACGGTCTGCGGTAGCCATACCACGTAGCTGACGTTCGGCCTCTCGGACCCATCGCGCAACGGTGTCTTGGGTGACGCCGTGCTTGGCTTGCAGCTCGAGTGACGTGGCGTAGCTCCACTTACATTCTGCGATATCGCGAGCAACCCCAGCAATAATCAGTTCATTGCTTGTCTCACTTTTGACTACCTTTTTCGACATTTACATACCTATTGGCGTACGTAACTCACGTTGTAGGTACCAACACAACTTTCGCCGTCGCGAAGAGTGACGGTGAGAGTAACGGTACCTTCGATTACTGAACCGTCATCCGTAACCTGCGTCGTCACGCCGGTGCCCTTCGTCGTCGACCCATCAGGGTTCGTACATGTGAGCGTGCGTGCGTCCTGGCATTGATCGGCACTCCACGCATCAGAAGTAACGACGCATCCAGGAGTCACGTCACTGGCTATCAGCGACGAAGGCACATCTCCGCACGTGCCAGAGAGCGTCGTAGCCGTCATTAAATAGGTGCCCTGACGATCTGTCGGGGAACACAAGATAGGCGACGATCCATAACCTGAACTGCATGACACAAGAGAAACGAAGAGGACTGCGAGCATGAGGGAGGTCTTCATGGCAACACGATACTGCCGCGCTATGCAGGTGATCACCAATTTTCATCACCGGCATAAAATTATCATTGATTTCAATAACTTAGGCCCAAATGCAGGTGATCGCAGGTGATGTTGAGGGCAACCTTCGTGCGCGCCTGTGCGCGTACGCACGCGCGATCATTATATGCATTTTTCTTATTTTCACTTTTCCCTCCTTAGCATTGAAAACATCACCTGCATCACCTGCAGAATTGGTTATTTGCCTATAATATAGATGGATCATATGCAGGTGATGGTGCAGGTGATGCGCAGGTGATGCTGTGGATCACCTGCACGACAACCCAAACGGCAGTGCGAGTGCGGTTGAGTTTTTGTTCGAGCTTGCATCCTACGACAATACGACCACGTAATCTTCGAAGCGCGTAACCCAAGTCCTTCGAACTTGGCGCGCGTCCGGGTTGAACACGCGCGAGCTGCTCGATGGCCTCGCGCAGGTCGTCGTAACCGTCCGGAGGACCATCTGCGGGCGGACGCCCGCGGGGCCATAGGACGTCGATGGCCGTCTTGACCGAAATTCCCTCTGTACCCCCGAGCCGGCGCCAGTGCGTGTAGAGCGCCGCGATGGCCGAGCCGGTCAGGTCGCTCTCTGGCGTCGTTCGGCACGCCGACACGTCAGCGCCGCCGGCCCAGACGATGGCGCTCGTCACGACCCGCGACCAGTCCTCGTAGCTGCCCCACTCGGCAGCCCCGCATGCTGGGCGACCAACAAGGGCGTGAGCTCGTAGGAGCGTGAGCGCCGCGCCGACGTACTTCGGCCGCTCCACGAGAGCGTGCTCGGCGAGTCGGGGGAAGCGCCATCCTCCGCGCGTCTCGGGCGTCTCGGTCTGCGGCTCGATGCGCGAGAGGAGCGCGCGCCTCGTCGTGTCACCCTTGATTTGCACGTTGTTTCCACTCACGAGCATAACGGCGCGCCAAGGTAGATCGCGGCTCTGCGTCAGGCCGAGCACGCGCAGGCTCACCGCGTCGCTCGTGAGGTACTTGTCGATCGGAGCGCAACCAAAAGGTTGCGTTAGGTTGTCCCAGTGCACGATCGCGCGACCATCGAGCGCATAGCTCGCGAGCATCTTCTCTGCCTCTTCTTCCTGCCTCGGGTACGTGCAGAGTGCAGCTATTCGACCTGTCGTAACGAGTGAGATCACCGCCGTCTGCAGCGACTTGCCCGAGCCCTGCACCGACGCGTCAAAGATGAACGCAGGGACGGGGCCGCGGATGGCAGGACGGCCGATGACTGAGAGGATGGCGGCGATGGGGACATCGCGCGAGGCCGGAGAAACGTAGGGGAAATCGACGAAGAGATCGCGCAAGAGTGCAAGCGCTTCGCGCGCGTCCTTCTCTGACGGCGCCGTCGACAGCGGCACGTCAATGCGTGGACAATGCACGTACTTGGTTTGTGTGTCGTAGCCAGCTACGGTGTGCACAGATCCGTCCGGCCGGAGGATGGGCGTCTCACTCACGCCGAGCAGAGGGCGAATGCCGGGATACTTCGCTCGAGCGCTTACCGCCTGCACGATCGCGTCGTTTGGAACGACGGCGCGGTAGCCTATTTTCTGACCGCCCACGTCCTTCTCTTTGTCGTCCTTCGCGATCCACAGCGCCACGCGCGTGAGCCGCTCGCGCAGCGTTGCGAGCGGCAGAGCGCGAAGCCTCGACACCTCGCCGAGCTCGGTTTCGAGATCGAGCACCTCGGTGAGCTGCCCATCGCGCTGGTAGAGCGACGGCAGCGCCGAGAGCGCGTCGATCGCGTCGTCGACCACGCGGTGTAGATCGACACCGACGCGAATCGTTGCTCGGATGCCGTCCTCGCCCGGCAGGTACGCGGACGGTCGCGCCGACTTATAGCCCGACGCACGCAGTACGTCGTTGAGCACGTCGCTCTGTCCGCTGTCAGCCATCGACCTTCACCGCTTCACCCTGCTGGCGCATCCACTCGATAGCTCGAGCGGGAAGGGGCGATGACGCGTCTTTGGCGAGTTTGCGAATAATATATATTCCTTGGCGTATATCTACTTTGTAGTTGATATATCCAATTCTCAGGGACGACTTGGCTTGTTCGAGCTGCCCCGAAAGAGCTATTACTCGATCAAGGAGCGTCTCGAGCTCGCGAGTTTCCTCTTCGATCTTGCTGCATAATGCAAGTATCGCAGCCTTCGCAATCTGCTCGTCTGTCGGTGTCATCTTGCCCTATCCACCGCTGCCAACGCCTCTTCGACGGTCGTCACGACGCACGCGACGCCACCAGAACGCTCGATGATGCCGAGCCAAATCTGTTGCACTCGAGTGACTGTGTGCAACTTGTCTGGCCTCTTAACTTCGAGCGCCAAGAATCGTCCGTGCGGAGGAACGACGCATATTAGGTCGGCAACGCCGATGCCTAATCCGGTGTGTAATTGCCTGTTGTCGACATGGTGTTTCCAGCAAGGAATGCATGCTTTGCCGAGCGCAATCCGAATGTCCGTCTCAATGGCTCTTTCGGTACGCCTCTTTTCGGGTTTCCGGCGTCGGCCACTCACCGTATGTGGCCTTGTACCGGTGCGACGCCGACCCGAGCTTGTAGCCTTTGATTCGTGCATCATGTATCCACCTCGCGAGGGACCAAATACGTTGTTCGTTCGTCTCGGTGCGCTTGCGGACGAAGCGATCGATCGGGAGACCGAGCACGCGCGGAGCACGCTTACGGAGCTCGCCCTCGTAGCCACACGTGCATGGCGGCGCGTCTACGACGCCACCGCAAACAGGGCAGAATCGCACGTCCTGCGCGTCACGACGGCGGAGCGCTTTTCCTTCGAGCGACCAGCACCAGTCGTCCGTCGGCTCGCCTAGATCGTGCGTGCAGCCCGTCAGGTCGACGACGATGCAATCGCTCTTACCGTCGCACGGCCGAAGTCCTCGACCTATCGCCTGCAGGAGAGGGACGGCAGAAGCGAAGCGGCGCGCGAGCACGATGGCGCTCGTACGCGGTGAGTCCCAGCCTTCAAGGAGGATTGAGTGATTGCAGAGTACATTGATGTCTCCCAGGTCGTACTGCGCGAGAACTTCAGCGCGCTCCCTCGACGACATTCCGCTGTGAATTGCGGCGGCTCGACATCGTTCTCCGGTGCGCGTTGAGAGCTCGATCGCGAGTGTTTGCGCTTCCTCGACAGAGGAGCAGAAGACGATTGTGCTGCGCGGAATTCGCCTCCCATACGCAAAGCCGCCGAACACTCCACGATCGCCGAACACATCGATCGGATCTTGCGCGAGCTCGCCGGGAGCAAGCGCATGGTCGGGCCGGTAGATCTGTCCGTACGGCACGAGCCACCCCTCATCGATGGCTTGACGCGTCGTGAGCGGTTCGAACAAGGTGTCGAACATCTGTTCGAGCCCTCGCCCGTCCCCACGTGCAGGTGTCGCGTCGAGGCCTAGCACCTTCGCCGTGGGGTATGCCTCACGCAGCTTGCTCCACTCGTCAGAGAGGTAGTGTCGCGCCTCGTCGAGGACAATAACGTCTGGCCTCCACTTTCCGCCGGACGAACTAGCGTCAATTAGATAATCGCACGCTTCAAGCAACTGAATCGTCGCGACGCGCCAACGCTCGATGTCGCGACGCCTTACCCACTGATTAGCAATCTCTCTTCGGGGGGCAACAACGAGAACGTTCTTGTCTCCGTCTGCCATCCGGAAAGCGACGTGAATTCCCACCGTCGTCTTGCCCGTGCCAGTGGGCATGACGACAAGCACGCCTTTGGCGCCTCCGCGGAAGGCGGCGAGCGTCTCGCCGACGGCCGTCTGCTGGTATGGTCGGAGGGTCACGGCTTTACCTCTCGTATCGTGAATTCTACACGGATTTCAAAAACGTGCCCTATCCCGTCAGGAGTGACGAGACTGAGCTTTTCTTTTTTCCAGCAGTCAGATTTTGGCCAGTCTATTCTGGAAATCATGGCCGCCATATCACGTGACGAAAACGTTCGCGTTCTTAGAACGAACGTCTTGGCGTCCTCGCGTGTCTCGTTACGGTCAGGCCACCAGTATAGCCAGGCATGTCCCTCTTCATTCAAGGCAACCTCCTGTATTTGTATTCGATCGCTGCACGTCGGCCCTCAGTCTCCACGTCTTCGGAGATGGTGATCGTGGTCTGCCGCTCGGCCTGCTGCGCAACGACCTTTTTCCTTTTCTTCGTTTTCGCCGCCTTCTCTGCCCTTAAATGTGCCGCCCACCATTTGGCGAGCTCGGGGCCGACGGGAACGATGGCGGTCACGCACACCACGTTCTTGATCTCGCAGAGCCGGTGAACCAGGTAGTCCGTCGTCGCGCAGGCATGCCATGCGAGAGGTGGGGTTGGGCCCTTGAGCGTTGGCGCGCGGTCAATCCAGATCGCCAGCAGGCCTCCCCAGGTGCCCTCATGCGAGACGTATGCGGTCGTCATTGGCGGCCTCCAAACTCGTGCACTATGCACGGATATTCGAGAATTGGTTCAGACGACAACCCGTGTAAAACACGGTGTTTTTGTGGTGTTCTGCGACGGCGCCGTCGCTCGAGCACACACATGGCGAGGACCGCGGCGAGGCCTCCAAGGCCGAAGCCAAACAAGAGGAGGCCGGCAACCAAGACGGCACTCACGGCTGCCTCCGATCGGACTGGACGAACCACGCGTAGAGCACGGCGGCCGCGATGCCGATGACGAGCCAGTCTGGCAACGCTTCGAGCGCATCGAAGTAGGCGCGGATCATGACGCAACCTCCTGGTTGCTAGGTCGAGGCCTGCGCGGGAGGTCGGCGCGCACTTCGCCTTTGCTCCACCGCTCGATCTGTTCGCGCGTTTTGTGTCGTGGGTAGCTGCCCTGGCACCAGTAGTGGATCGAAGAGAAGGAGCGTCGCAGTGCGAAGGCCGCCTGCAATTTCGCGCCCTGATTTGGGTAGCGACGCAACAAATACGCGCTGAAAACTTCCGACCAGGTCATGCACATTCGTATTCTGATTTGAATGTCGGCGTCAACCGCGAAATCAGAATCCGAAGGCTACGGGTGGATACGGTGCCTTTGATGGCGAAGGAGATCGAGCCGGTGAGTGAATTTCTTCGGCACCTCATCGCGCAGTGGGAAGCCGAAGGAAAAATGATCAAGGACTTAGCCGCTGAAGCGGGCGTCGCTCAGTCCTTGCCTTCGCAGCTCAAAGCACGAACAACCAACGCCTCTTTCTACTCCGCAACCAAACTGGCGAAGCCGTTCGGGTTCCCCGATCTCGCGGCGCTCGTATCGGCTGCTCTAGCATGGGACGGAACAACCGGCGTCTCGGCGCTACATCTCGCGACGTCCTCACGCACTGAAGCGGTCCGTATTGCCGAGCGGTACGGAGCAACCACGGAACAAATCTCGCGCGCGCTGCAACGCTATCCAGAAGCTGATTTCGCGCGCAAGGACACTCTTTGGTGGCTTGCGCGCATTCAGGACGAACGCGCACTGGATGCAGAGCGGGAGGCGGTAACACCCGCTGCCACGACTTACCGATCGCGGCGTAAGTCAGGGTAGCTCATCTACTGCGTCATGTCGTCGACGAGCGCAGCACCTGCTCGCGATCGGGCCGGTTCGGGCTAGATGTCGCAGTCAAAACAAAATGTTGTTTTGATCGTTGACACAACCGAATCAGAATCATAATGTGAAGGCGAAAGGAACGGACACTATGACCTCCGTGGCCAAAGCTCTTCGCGCTCGCATCACCGCCACCTACGCCGAGCTCTCCGAGCTCCGAGCCACCAAGCCACGCAACTGGGAGCTGAAGGCAAGGTGCGTGAACCAGACGCTCGTGGCGCTCGAGCGGCAGCTGACGGAGATGGTGCTGGGAGCGTGAGGAAGTGGTGAGAAGGAGGATGACATGCAGTCTTTGACCGATTTTCTAAATGAGAGTGAAGTCCCCGTCGCGGACCATAATAGGAGTTTGGTGCTGGTTGCGTCCGCGATCGCCCGCACCATGCTCGACCTATTCCCTGAGGGAGAGGTTCGGCCACTGCATGCTATCGAGGCAGCAGAGCGGTGGGCCCGTGGAGAGGACGTGTCGAGCGACGAGCTCCGCGACGCCCACGACGCTGCATGTAAGTACGCCTATGACGCGCATGTCTCCGTCATCCATGCTGCGACTGCCTCTGCCGAGGCCGCGAGAGCTGCCCGCGCTGCTTGCAGCAGCGACGGGCATGTCGTGCTGGCTGTCGCGAACGCGGCAAGACAAGCCGCCTACGGGCTCACCTCTACCAGGCGCATGAGCAAGGAGCACATAGCGATTGTGCGCAAGTATTTCCCTAGCTGCCCGGAGTCGTTGGTTGCGTGAAGAGATGGATGGGGCCCTCCGGGGCCCCACCCGAAAGGAGAGGTGACATGCAAAGCACCAAATGGTTGCACGGCGCGAAGCGCCGGAGAGTGCACGCAAAGTTCAGGGCGCGCCTTCTTGGGCTTCTCGGTCAAGAGCCTGAGGGCAAGAGCCGGACCTGGGACGATAAGTACCCTGAGACCACCGGCGAGCTGCTTTGCAAGTGCCGCCATCTGTACCTGAGGCCAGGATACGAGAAGGAGAGGGGGCGGCTATGGGACGGCGTGGAGAGTCGGTGAAGACATGCTCGTGCGGTGCCAAGTATCCACCGTCAAGGTGGAAGCGGCTGAAGAAGCTCCAAGACTGGGAGATGGCAGGCATGACTCTCGAGCTGCGGAATTGTTCTCGATGCCATTCTACGATGGCGCGAGAGAAAGAGGGGGTAACGCCGTGACCGTCAACGAGGATGGCGGCGTGACCATCACGCTGGACGCGGGAGACAGGGCTCTAATTGAGGCGCTCTGCAAGCTGGTAAGAGAACGATACTGCGAAAGCCTCACCGGGGATGAGATGGTTTCCGCCGTATTGCGGCGGCATTGTGAACTCTTGACCGGGGGGAAAGAGCTGGCGATATGATCCGCCGGCTCGAAACCAACGAGAGAAATTCTCGCCTCTATGCAGGATGGTGCATGTCCCTCGCGCAGGCTGGGACGAGTGTTCCGCGCATCGACGTCGACATGTTGATTCGCGTCTTCGAGCTCGGCGAGACGTGGGCGTGTTGCGCCCAGAAATGGGCGAAAAGGAAAGGTAGGAAGTCATGGGACTAGAGAGAAAAAAACTAAACGTACTCACGCATTCCAGCGTCGCGTGCTTTCGGCGCTGTCCGCGCGAGTACAAGTATCGCTACGTGATGCTGCGCCGAGTGCGTGCAGGAGACGAGGCGCCGGCGTTGAAGTTCGGCACTCTCATGCACGCGGCGATGGCGGAATGGTGGAAGCATCGGATAGGTGGTGCTGCGGGATGCGCTCTGGACATGGGCCTGCGCCCTCTCTGCGGACAGGGCGATCCGTACGAGCGCGCCAAGGCACAGGAGCTCCTCATTGCGTATGACGCGTATTGGGACGATTCGCCGCTGGGCACTCACCTGCACGTTATTGGTGTGCGAGTCGAGCAGGAATTCGCGGCGCCTATTCTATCCCCGCTCGGCAAGCCTTCTCTGCGTTATGTTTACGCCGGCAAGGTCGACGCGGTCGTGACCGCTCTTGTGCAACCCGACCGACTCACGCAACTAGTCGTCGAGCATAAGACGACGAGTGAAGACCCGAGCCCAGAGACCCATTACTGGGAGATGGCGGCCGTGATGGATCCACAGGTCACGGGATATCTCGACGCGTACCCCGGAGCCGAAATGCTCTACGATGTCATCCGCAAGGTAGATCTGCGGCCGGGGAAGGCCACCCCGGAAGACCGGCGCAAGTACCGCAAGGATGGCGGTCTCATCGCCTCGCAGCGTGCAGAAGATGAGACGCCAGAAGAGTATCAGGTGAGGGTGCGCGAGGAGATTAAGGGGCACCCCGAGAAGTATTTCCATCGAGGTAGGATCGTGAGGCTGTCTCGCGACTCGGCACAGCATCGAGCCGACCTATGGCTAACCTGTCTTCTCATCGATGACGCGTTGGAGGTGGATGGTTTCGTTCGCCACCCCCACTCATGTGTTCGTTATAGCAGGCTCTGCGAGTATTTCGACGTCTGCTCGGGACAGACATCAATCGACAGCGATGACCGATTCCGCACCGCGGATAGGCCGCACGAAGAGTTGAGTGCGGAGATAAGCGAGAAAGGAGAAGGCGCATGAAAGGCGAAGAATATCCCTCCGACGCCGAGATGTCGAAGGTAGAGGAATTGTTGAGCGGGACGGATGATCGCATAGGGTATATTCCTAGCGAATCTCCGGCCTACGACGAGCTTCACGCGGCAAGGCATGGATTGCAGTCCGCGCGCAAACATGCGCGACATGCGCGCAACATGATGTTTGCAGCGCGAGGAAGGCTGGGGGCGCGCTATGAAAACGCGTAACACCTATGCGCCGGCCGAACGTCAGCGCATGCTGATATGCGGACCGCCCGGTGTCGGCAAGAGCACGCTCGCCGCGAGCTCGCCGAACCCCATCTTTTTGGCGGCGGAGAATGGGTTGCAGTACCTGCACGCGACAGCCTACGATCCTACCCCGCGGACGTACCACGACGTGCTCCGCGCGCTGCGAGAGATTGCGGAGGATTCCACGTTCGAGACCTTTGTTGTCGACACGCTCAATTGGGTGGAGCCCATAGTGTGGGCGCACGTCGGAACCCTCGGCAAAAAGATGGCCGTAGAAGACTACGGCTACCAGGATGGCTACCGGATGGCGGCTCGAGAATTCCGGCCAATTCTCAAAGAGCTCGAGGCCATCAACGAGCGAAAGAACATCATCCTTCTCGCGCACGTACGAGTGCGGACGCGCAAGAATCCAGAGGGTGATGATTACGAGGCCATGGCCGTAAGCGTGCACGACTTGATTGGCGATCTCATCACGCAATGGGTCAACGTGGTCGGCTACTTGACCACTGACGCAACAGTGGGCAAAGCCAAGGGAGACCGCGTCGCGAAAGCCACCGAGAGCGAGACGCGCATCTTGAGGATGCGTTCGCATCCTGCATACCCATCTAAGAGCAGACCTGATGCTCCGGAACGGATCGAGATTCCAAAGGATGGCGGATGGGATGCGATGATGCGGGCGCTCGGGAGCGAACTTCCAAAAGCGCCTCAGGGATCCACGTGTGAGGGTCCCGAGACGGAAAATGGGAGGATATATCGCGAGGCTCTCGAGATGCTCGCGGAACATCAGCGGGTAGCGAATCCAGAGTACAGGGGGTTTGTTGACCGGATGGCTCGATTTTTGGAGGCCCCTCAGAGCACGCTCTCTATTGAGCGGCTTCTTTCGGCAAAAGAGGCGTTATTCGACCCGGCCGCGTGGCTGGCAAAAGAAAGGACGGCACGACCATGACTGACGATATCCTGCGAGACGGAGATAGGCTGGACGCGAGAGTCGTCCGCAACCGCGGGCTGCAATACAGCCAACTGAAAGGCACGCCATACATCCTGCTGGAGTTTGAAACGTCGAAGTCTCGGCGCATTATTCCTTGCCGGCGTTGGTTGTCTGACGGCGCCATCGAGAACGCGATTCGCACCTTTCAGGCCTGCGGCTGGAAGGGCGAAAACGTCGACGAGCTCGCGACCGGCGACCTCTGCGGGATGGATCGCAATGAGGTGTCGGTTACGGTGCGCGTGCAGGAATACCAGGGCAAGGAACAGCCCCCTGAGGTTGGGTTCGTCAATCCCATTACGAGCCACGTAGAGATGACGCCGAACGAGTTGAAGAGGTTTGGCGAAAAACATCGTGGCTTGGTGCGGCGTTTACAAAAAGAGATGCCGGACGACGAACTGCCTTTCTGACTTTTAGCGAAGGAGTCAGTTGTGGACAAACGTGCACCCGTGCAGGGAGAACGCTTAGCCGGATTGCTTCACATGGCACCAGGCACGATCGCTTGGGACGAGCACCTCGAAGTGTGGAATGCATACGCCGCGATGTTCGGTAAGAACCAGAGCGCGGAACGAATAGCTGAGCGTGGAGGATTTGGGCACTTCGAGGCGACAGCTTTGTTAGGTCGGCCTCTACGAACCTGGATCCAGAGTGCGAATCACGAGTAAACACGCCAACGCGGCAGCGAATAGCGTGACAGCCGGGAGAGACCGGCACTTGGGTCGCCAGGTTTGGCACCTGCCTGTTTCAATCCTTTCCGGGTAGGTGGTGGAGTTCGATTCTCCACCGACTCACGAGGAGACTGCCATGAAATATCGGTGTTACATCGAAGCCCACGTAGACATTGACGCGAACAGTAAGGGTGAGGCCGAAAGGATGGTGATGCTTGGCCAAGGAAACGTCGAGGCTGACCTGAGTCAGGATCAGTTCCGGATAGTGTGTCGCGTCAAAGAGAAGATGCGGTCGTACGACGTCGCCGTAGCCGTGAAGGGTTATGTTGTCGCGGAAAGTCTAGGTGATGCTGAAAGAAGGTTTTTCTGCGACGTCAAAGCGGCAATCGACTCTCGCGTTCCTTGCGCAGGCATGTCCACAGTGGAGATTGTGCGATGCGCTGCCAAGTAAGGAGCGGACCCAAGCAATGTGACCATGAGCAGGGCCACGAAGGAGAGCATGAGTGCGCGTCCAATTCCGTGGCCGATCCTCTTCCTCCGTCGAGCGATATTGTGCTGCTCCGGAAGCAACTGCTCCGGAGCGCAGAAACGTTGCATACCATCTTCAGGCGAGCCGACTATTGGAGAGAAGGGAGGAGCATAAAAGAGACGGAATCGGAGCTCCGCTACATAGCTCAGATTGCTGAGGCGGAATTCAGCAAAATCAAGAAGCTCTTCAACGATGGGTTGAAGCCGTGAATCTCGCCCGAGGTATTAGGAGGGCAAGAGAGTGGCGCCAGCTATCTGCGCGGAGAGTGTCGATCCGCATGGGTCGAGACCCGAGCCTTATCTGCCAGTACGAGAGCGGGAGGAAGACCCCTTATCTGTCTTCCGTCAAGACCATCGCTGCAGCCATACCCGGCTGCAGTCTCTGGCGGATCCTTCTGCTGTCAGCGGACGAGGGAGAGCTGCTCGAGATTCAGCGACTTCTAAACGAAATAATATAATTATGACTCGTTATCTCCGCGCGAAAGACATCGCCGAGGACCTCGGCGTTTCACTCGCGAGCGCATATCGCATCATGCGCGAGTGCACGCGACTGGTGGCCGGCAAGTCTGTGCGCGTGACCCATCAAGCATTTCACGCCTGGAAAGAGAGACACACGGAGGGCCCGTGCGAGACACCCTTTATTTGCGTGGCCGGATCTGGTGGTGCCTCGTCACCAACCCGAAAGGGGGTAGGAGCCTCCGCAGATCGACCCGCTGCCATGACCGAGTCGCTGCCCGCAAGCGGTGGCTCGAGCTCGAGCGCGCTGTCATCACGCAGGCCGATCGTCCCCCGGACTCGCCCACGCTTGCCTTCGTCCTCGACTGGCGCCTAAGCGAGCGCGAGACGGCCGGAAAGAAGCCGGGCACGCTCAGCATGTACGGACAGAAAGGGAGACACCTCGTGCGCCTCCTTGGCGCCGATACGCTGCTCTCGGACATCGGCGCGCAGCAGATCGACCAGTTCGCTGCCGAGCGGCTGAAGGAGGGTGCCGCCAGAACGACGGTCCACAAAGAGCTCGTCACGCTGAGGGGCGCGTTGAAACTCGCGCGCCGCTACCGGCAGTATCCCTACGCGCTCGACGAGGTGATGCCCGAGTTTGCGATCGAGTATGTGCCGAAGGAGCGCGCGCTGCCGCTGCACGAGATCGCGCTGTTGCTCGGGACACTGCCGGCCAAGCGCTCGGCGCTGGTCGGCTTGCTCATTGCGACGGCGGCCACGTACCCGAGCGAGATCGATCGGCTGCGCAAGACCGACATTGACCTCGTCGCGGGCTACGTCAGGCTGCGAGGGACAAAGCGCACGACGCGAGATCGCCGCGTGCCCATCGTGGACTTCGCACGCCCATGGGTTGAGCGCGCGGTGGCTTATATGCCGTTCGAGAGGTGGACCAACGTGAGGCGAGATCTGCATGTCGCCTGCAAGCGGGTCGAGATCGAAGCGTGCTCGCCGAACGACTTACGCCGCACGATGTTGACCCTCCTGCGAGCTCACGGCGTGGAGCCGTCGTTGCTCGCGGTGTTCGCTGGCCATGCCGACTCCCGGATGGTCGAGAGGGTCTACGGACGCCTCGCGCCCGAGCAGCTCGCGAAACTGCTCGAGCAAAGACTCGCGTTCACAACCAGTGCACAGAGAGCAAAAAAGATGGTAAAAACATCGAGAAAACGAACGAATGCAGCGGACTGAAAATCCGCGTGTCGACAGTTCGATTCTGTCCCTGGGCAC